GACAGCTAGGCCATTCTTGCACATACAACGGTGGCAATGGCATTGATGTAATCTGGAGTGTTCTTTGGAATGGTAGAATGTTACACAACCAAAAGATATGGAGTGAGAACAAACGATTAAACAAGCCAACGATTGTTCTTGAAGTAGGTGGTATTAAAAGAGGAACAACTTGGAAAGTAGGATTAAATGGTATCAATCGTGATGGCGACTATCTGCCTGATAGCAATGATAGTACTCGCGCAAGCCTTCAGGGATTAAAACTTAAACCTTGGAGAACAACTGGCGATTTTATTTTAGTATGCGGTCAGCACAATAAAAGTTTACAATGGCAAGATATGCCTAGTATAAGCAACTGGTTTTTAAATATCTATGACGAAATACGTAAACATACAGATCGCCCTATTTTACTTAGGCCACATCCTCGTTGCAGATTAGACCAAATTGAACGTGGACTAAGGAATGTACATAGACAAGAGCCAATGCAACTTGTTAATACATATGATGATTTTGATATGACATTTAATGATATATGGGCTACAGTAAGTCATAGTAGTAACCCAGGAGCACAAAGTATTATAGCAGGCGTTCCTAGTTTTGTTAGTCCTAGTAGCCTTGCTTACGATGTTGCTAATGACATAGATTTCTTTCACGATATTGAAGATCCCTTAATGCCAGATCGAACACAGTGGCTAAACGACTACGCTTGGACAGAGTTTACAGTTGAAGAAATATCCCAGGGCATACCACTTAAACGCTTGACATCTATGCTCGAGTAAGTTATACTGTATGTATGATTACAGTAGAAGATTACATCGAAGTATTAGCAGGTATCCAGTCCGGCGGCGAGTCTATTAAGTTAGATAGATCTGATTACAATCTTATTGCAAGTTTAGCAAGGCAAACGTTTAAAGGTATTCCGTATACTGATAGACAATGCGATCTTGCAAAAACTAAAATTGTGCAGTACACAGAACAGTTAGGTCAAGCAGGGTGGGTTGTTGATGAGTTAGATAACTTACGAATGCCGTTGAGAGAAATTGATCGCAGTAGATGGATTAAATTAGAAACAACTAGTGCAGGCGAATCAATTGCTGTCCGATTTACATTTCAAAAGAAATTAATATCAGCATTAGAAAAACTTTCGTCAAAACCTCATTTTTATGATAAAGTACGAAAAGTACAATATTTTTTATATAGTGAAAAGGCATTGTTTGATATTGTAAATGCGTTTAAAGACAGAAATTTTGAAATTGATGACACTATAACAGATATGTACAACAAGATTTCTTTGTTTGATAAAGAAGCATCAGTGCCTGGAGTTTATAATTCTGAGCTTAAAAATTTGCCAGTATCAGCTACTAAATTAATTGAAAACGAAATTGGAAAGTTAAGTGCTGACAACTTATTGTTATATAAAGATCGTAGTTTAAAATACGGGCTTAATATTGATTACGAAGCAGATAAAAACACTCTTGAAGGTAGAATTGCAAATAGATTAGAATCAAATGTATGTCTTGACGATAATTTGGTAAAAATTGATGTGCTTTTACTAGCATTAGAAAAACTCCAACGCACTAAATTAATGATATTAGTTTCAGCTAATGACAGTCATTCTACATATAATAATGTAGTAGAAGTACACCAGCATCTCAAATATTTGATACCAAGCGATAAAATAAGTGTTTCATTTAGATTAGATAACGTAAATGATGGTCTTGAGTTTAACAACTATATTAAAAGACAAAAAATTAATAATAAGGTTGACAAAGATACAAAAGTAGTGTATAATTTAAATAATAAATTACCAAAGCCTCTTTATTGTTCTAATTGGGTACCTGATGCTATTTTATTATTAAATTCAAACGGGTACATAGCAACAAGAAAAGTATTAGACTGTTATCCAGGTGTTGACTTAGTGATACACCTAAACAAGCCTAATATGGTTGCAGGCTACGGAGCATACTATATGAAACGTGGAGTACAAAAAATTTAATGGCAACTTGTAGACTAATCATTGAAGATGAAGTAAACATTAAACTAGAAGGACTAGATGTAGATGTTCGAAGGAAACTTGCGAATGCTCTTAAGTTTGAGGTGCCATACGCAAAGTATATGCCACAATACAAACTTGGTCGCTGGGACGGAAAAGTTGCTTTCTTTGGTATTGGTGGCACTGGCTACGTCAATCACCTTGATGTTGTTAGTCAAGTGCTACAAAAAAATAATGTTGAAATAGTTGACATTCAAGACAATAGGCATCCTATTAAATTAGACTTTACACCAGTTACAGAAACATACTGGAAAGAACAAGGTGTTGTATGGCCGGAAGGGCATCCAGCAGAAGGCGAAGATATTATTCTACGTGACTATCAGGTAGAAGCAATTAATAACTTCTTAGAAAATCCACAGAGCTTGCAACAGATTGCTACTGGTGCAGGTAAAACAATTACGACAGCAACGCTGTCACACATAGCTGAGCCATACGGTAGGTCACTTGTAATTGTTCCTAACAAGTCGTTAGTAGAACAAACAGAAGAAGACTATATTAACTGTGGGCTCGACGTAGGGGTATACTTTGGAGATCGAAAACAATTAGGTAAGACTCACACTATTTGCACTTGGCAGAGTTTGAATATACTCGACAAGAAGCACAAGGACGGCAGCGCAGTATTAAGTCTGGCAGAGTTCCTAGAAGGTGTAAGCACTATTATCGTTGACGAAGTACACCAAGCCAAAGCAGAAGTTCTAAAGAACTTACTGACTCGCAACCTACGTAACGCTCCAATACGCTGGGGACTAACTGGTACAGTACCTAAAGAGAAGTTTGAGTTTGAAAGTATTCACGCTAGTCTTGGTCCTGTGATTGGTCAGATTAGTGCAAAGGAATTACAAGACAAAGGTGTACTAGCAAATTGTCACGTTAACATTTGTCAACTAATTGATACAGTAGCACACAGTGGATATCAAGAAGAATTAAAATATCTTGTAACAAACAAAGACAGAATAGAATACATAGGCAAATTATTAAACACAGTAAGTCAAGAAGGCAACACACTAATATTAGTAGACAGAATATCAGCAGGCGAACTATTACAAGAACTTATACCAAATAGCACATTTGTAAGTGGTGCTGTAAAAGTAAAAGATAGGAAAGAAACATATGACACAATTCGTGAAGGAACTAATGAGGTTATTATCGCAACCTATGGAGTTGCTGCCGTGGGTCTTAACATTCCTCGTATTTTTAACTTGGTTCTTTTGGAGCCTGGGAAGTCTTTCGTAAGAGTAATTCAGTCAATTGGTAGAGGCGTAAGAAAGGCAAAAGACAAAGACTTTGTACAAATTTGGGATATCACTTCAACGTGCAAATTTGCAAAGAGACATTTAACTCAACGAAAAAAATTCTATAAGGAAGCACAGTATCCTTTCACTATAGAAAAGATTGATTGGAACTAATATATGAAAATACTGACTTTAGAAAACAAAGCGTTTTCGCTAACTAATATGCCAGATGAATTAGAAGATGAAGTGCAGTTTGCAGTACTTGACAATAGTGATGCAAAAGAGCCCGACTTCTTTTTTATTCCGCTAATATTTTTAGAATCATTTAACGCTCCGGCGATGGTTTTAGAAATAGCAGGTAAAGAAATTATAATGCCTATTGATTGGCACTTAGCAGTAGGTGACAGCACTAGCGGAAATGATTTAGAAATTTTACCATTAACAAGTATTAATGACAGAGGATTTGAAGCATTTCTTTTTAATCCGTTAAGTAGTTATAAATTTGATTTTGCAGACATTAAAGTTACAAACTTTTATAATGATGTTAAATGGTACTTTCCTAAAACTAAAAACGGACAACTATTAGCAGTACCGCTTACTGATGGTCCTAAACCATTATGTGCGTACTTTATTAAAGATATAAGCAGACAGAGCGAAGTAATAGATTATACAAATTTACTATGACCCAATTCATTGAAACTACATATTTTGACGATTTAGAATTATGCGACGAAATTATTAATTTCTTTAATCAAAATAATAGTGAACATTTTAAAGGTCAAACATCACACGGTGTAGATACAAATATAAAAGATAGTACTGATTGCTATCTTAACGACGAGTATCTTGTCAATCGCTATGTAGCATCTCTTATGAGGTCTGCAGAAGAATACGTAGAAACATATCCGCAAGCAAACAGTTATGCTCCTTGGGGAATTGTTGAACCAATTTACATACAGAAATATAAACCATCCGGCGGATATCATCAATGGCATACTGAACGTAGTAGCGGTGATGGAGTACAAGCATCAAGACATTTAGTTTTTATGACATACTTAAATGATGTTAATGACGGCGGAGAAACAGAATTTATACATCAAGGAATGCAAATACATCCAGAAAAGGGCAAGACATTAATTTGGCCCGCTGATTGGACACACACGCATAGAGGAATACCATCACCAACTGAAACAAAGTATATAGTTACGGGATGGTTTAATTTTTTTCAGAAGGAGAACACATAATGAAAGCAGGAAAAATTTGGGGTCAGACTGAATTGATCCACGCTAACGGCGTATTAGAATTTCACCGCATTGAATACAAAGCGGGATACAAATGCTCAGAACACGAACATCAATTTAAATGGAATGGCTTTTATGTAGAGTCGGGTAAAATGATTGTTCGAGTTTGGCAAGATGATCAAGGATTAGTTGATGAAACTATTCTTGAAGCAGGGGACTTTACACAAGTAAAGCCCGGAAAAATTCACCAGTTTGAAGGTTTAGAAGATGGTGTCGCTTTTGAACTATACTGGGCTGAATTTAATCACGATGACATTGTTCGTCGGACAAGTGGCACCGCAACAGGAAAGAAGTAAGAAATGTTTAAAAACATCGATAAGAAGATGATGCTCAAACTTGCACTATTGCACGTTGTTGTCATCACAATTAGTAATGCACTCGTTGCAATTCCAGTAGAGATTGCTGGGTATAAATTAACTTGGGCGGCGTTTACGTTCCCATTAGTTATTCTAGCAACTGACTTAACAGTTAGAATGTTAGGTAAGAATATTGCTCGAGCAACTATTGCCGCGGCATATCCAATTGCGATCATTACAAGTATTGCAGTTGTACTAGCAGAAGGTGCACCAGAGAGTGTAGCAATGCGTATTGGCTTTGCATCAGCAACAGCATATGCTGTAGGTACATTCATTGACGTGTATGTATTCCAAGCAATTAGAGAGCGTATGAGTGTATGGTGGTTAGCACCTGCATTGTCAACTGTAGTTGCAAACGTAATTGACAGTTACACATTCTTTGCAGTTGCATTCAACAACAGCGCCGATGAGTATATGGCTGCTAACTGGATGGAAATTGCAGGATCACAAGCTGTACTAAAAATTGCAGTAGGTTTAATTATCTTCCTACCAGCATATGGGTTACTACTACGTTACCTCAAAGGACGTACAAATGACACAGAAACGGGGTAAATTACTACCTGGTGAAGCAATGATATATGAGCGTAGCGACGGTGTTGTCTACGCTCATTATCGAGACAAGCCTGAGATACCTCGTTGGATCATAGGTGGAGACCCAGCAGGTGTTGCTAGAGCACAAGGCGATTTAATAAGCTACTCAGAATGGCGTGAGCTATGCGAATTAAGTGAACAGTACCCAACACTAAAAAAATTGTTGGATACACTAGTAACAACATATTATACAATAAAGGAACACAAATGAAATACGAAGATTGGGACATTGGTGGAGAAATTGTAAAACAAGACGACCGTTATCTTGTAAAGGATAATACAAAACTCAACAACCTAATAGTAAGTAGTACTATGTTAACAGCTCATAAGAGTACAACAGGACATAGACACGCCGGTCAAGAAGAAGTATATGTTTTTGTACAAGGCTCTGGCCAAATGGAACTTGATCATAAAATATTTGATGTAACAGAAGGCGACACTGTTCTTATTGAAGACGGTGTATTTCATAAAGTGCATAACACAACAGATTTTGGATTAAAATTTATTTGTGTATTTGACGGAGGGAGAAACCATTGAGAATTATAGCAGGACCGTGTCAACACGAGTCATTAGGCCAATCAGCAGAAATTGCACGTGAATGTAAACGTGTATGCGATCAGTACGGTATTGAGTATTACTTCAAAGCAAGTTTTGATAAAGCTAATCGTTCAAGTATGCAAGGTAAACGTGGCGTAGGTATGCGAGCAACATTTGACGATTTTGTTGCACTAAAAGAAACACTCGGAGTAAAGATACTAACTGACTTCCATAGTGTATTTGAAATTGAAAGTTTTAAAGGCGTCGATTCTTGGTACAATGCAATTGACGTAATACAAATTCCTGCATTCCTATGCAGACAAACAGATCTTGTACAGGCAGCGTGTCGTACAGATAAAATTGTTAATATTAAAAAAGGACAGTTCTTAGCACCTTGGGATATGAAAGGTGTGCTAAGTAAATGTGAAGGCGCAAAAGAAGTTTGGATAACTGAGAGAGGAACAAGTTTTGGCTACAACAATCTTGTCGTTGACTATACTGGTCTTATGTATATGCTCGACAATTATGAACATCCTATTGTATTTGATGTTACGCACTCTGTCCAAAAACCCGGAGGACTTGGGTCTAGCTCAGGCGGTAACCGTGATTACGTCCCTGGGTTGGCTCGTAGTGGGGCTGCTATTGGGGTACGGGACTTTTTCCTTGAAGTCCATCCTGACCCTGATGTAGCACCAAGTGACGGTCCTAATATGCTTAGGCTAGAAAATTTTGAGGAGGTGGTACGTGACATCATCAGCTATTCTTATACCCGCAAGGTATAACAGCACACGCTTTCCAGGCAAACCTTTGGCACTGTTAGATGGTGTGCCAATGATTAAACGAGTGTATGATGCTTGTATAGCGTCTAAGATACCAACATACGTGCTTACTGATGATCAAACCATATACAACGTGATAGGTGGAAATTGTCTGTTAGATCACCGCGAATACGAAAACGGAACTGAAAGATGTGCAGGCGCTATTGCTAAGTTTGATATATTAGATCAATACAAAAACTTTATAAACGTACAAGGTGATATGCCTGATGTTACACTTGATATGATCGAAAAAGCACAATGGCACTTACAACACTATCCTGTTACCACAGTGTTTACTCAAATGCAAGAAGACAAACAGAACGACCCTAACTCAGTTAAGATGGTACGTGCTGGTGACCAAGCACTATGGTTTGGAAGAGGTATGACTGGCTATGGCGATTGGCACTTAGGAGTATACGGATATAAGCGTAATGCGTTAGAAATATATCCTACGCTTCAAGTTGAACGTGAGGAAGAAGTTGAAAAATTAGAACAACTTCGATGGCTCAAAAACGGTTGGCAAGTTGGATGTTTGAGTGTACAATATAATGGAGTAGAGATAAATTCACCAGAGGATGTAGACGAATGGCATACCAAGCATTTCCAGTAAAAGATGTACTAGCCGCTATTGATATGAATGGCAAAGGCGTATGGAAAGAATTAACTGACGAGCAAAAGAAGTGTGTAAACTTTTGGCTACTCAATAGGTATGCAAGTTCTGTTGTAGGCACACGAGAAGCACAAGAGCTTGCTGTTGTTATGACTAATCAAATTTATAATAAAAACTGGAATGAACTAAGCACTAAGCATCCGCAGTTACAATGGCAATTGTTATGTTCAACACATAATGCAAGTAGCAACATACGACAACACCAGTGGATTGGTTTTAAGAAAAAGAAAGGTGATAATAGTAAAGGAGTAAAACTTCTTCAAACTATATACCCTAATATGAAACAAGATGAGGTAGAATTACTTGCTAGAATATCTACAAAAAAAGAACTCAAACAATTGGCTGAGGAGCATAGCATCGATGCCAAGCTCTAATAAACCATATGTATGCCAATATTGCGGAAGTGGTTTTGTAAGAGAAAAAACTCTTGCGGCGCATATGTGTGAAAAGAAACGCAGAGCATTGCAAAAAGATGAGAAGCGAGTACGTTATGGATTTTATGCATTTGGTAGATTCTACAAGTTAAGTGCAAACAACAAAAAAGAAAAAACATATGAAGAGTTTTGTGCAAGTCCATATTATAATGCATTTGTAAAATTTGGTAGTTTTCTAAGTAATGTACAACCTTTGTATCCAGAAAAATATATTGATTACGTTGTAACTAGCGGAGTTAAATTAGATCACTGGTGCCGAGATGAACTTTATGAAAAATATGTATTACAATTTATTTTAAAAGAAGATGTAACTACAGCACTAGAACGTAGTGTAAAAACAATGATGGAATGGGCAAGCGAAAATGAACCTGCTCCTTGGAATCATTACTTCCAGCATATTGGTTTGAACAGAGCAGTGTGGGATATTAAAGACGGAAAGATTAGTCCTTGGCTTATACTTAACTGTAAAAGCGGCAAACATATGCTAAGTAAATTTAACGATGAACAACTTGATATGGTTTACCACGTTATTAATCCACAACACTGGGCTATGCGATTTAAAAAATTACCAAATGATGTACAACTTGTCAAAGACGTTTCAAAAGAGAGTAATCTTTAATGCCTGATATCGATATAGATTTTGCTGACAGAGATATAGTTTTATCAAAGATAAAACATCGTGTGGCAAAATTGGACACTGGCAAGAAACACAACACTGGAGTGTATACTACTGAAGTACCGCACAATCCAGTAGACAACTTATCTACAATCGAACACAAGACCGCAGAAGAGCGCGGCTACTTTAAACTAGATTTTCTTAACGTAAGCATATACAAAGACGTTAGGAATGAAGCACACTTAACAGAACTAATGGAAAGGACACCAATATGGCAACTTCTGGAACACACGGACTTCAGCGACAAAGTATTTCATCTAAACGGGCACAACGAACTGTTGAAGCAATTGAAACCGCAATCGGTAGACCAATTAGCGGCGACACTAGCGATCATTCGACCAGCCAAGAGACACTTAGCGAACGAGAGTTGGGAAACAATAATGAAGGAAGTGTGGACGAAACCAACAAACGGTGAATACTTCTTTAAGAAGGCACACGCATTTGCTTATGCGTTAAGCGTAGTAGTTCATATGAATTTAATTTGTGAACAACTTAATTCTTAGATTTTTTAACTAGTTGAACATTTTTGCGTTTAACACGCTTGACTGATAAGTTATTAATATTAACACACGGCCCCATAGTAACTTTTACATCTTTTGAATTCATTGTTGTTAGTATGTATTTGAAATATGTCATTTCATTACGTAGGAAGATGTTAATAGGAATTAGTCTATTTGACTCCCACCACCATATCTCCCCCAAATCTAGGAATTGTTTCTTTTCTTCTTCTGACTTTAAAGAAGTATAAACAAACATCGATGTAACCCATTGGTCTTGATTAGCAATAATACCAATGTACTCTTGCCCGCCATATACGACCACACTTAAGAAGGGAAATTTTTCTTGTATCTCTTTTATTAACATTCTGTTCCGATAAATAGTTATATGCAACTTATACCTAGATATTTAGTCAAAAACAAAACCACCCTTATAGCAAATGAAGCAGGGTTTCTTACGGAGTATAGACCAGTGTACACTAGACAAATGAACGTATTCACAGGCATTGATAATGTCTTGGATTTTAAATTATTAAACGCAGATCAAAAACCAATTGATCTTGCAAATTATGAAAGCATTAAGTTTCAAGCCTTTGACGAAAATCAAAGTTTAATTATTGAACACGATGCTGTAAATGTTAATCAGTCAAAAGGACTTTTTAAAGTTACCATTAGTGAAAACGATTTGTTAAATGTAAAGTCGCAATTTTTAAGTTATAATATCTATCTAGTTGATTCTAGCAACAACAATGTAACTACATATTCTTCTGCTCATTTTGGAGGTACTGGCACTATCAAAATTGAGACATCACAGTTTCCTGGACCTCGACCTACATACAGCGTTACATCCTTTACAGAAGACAACGGCGTTTACAATTCAGAATCTTTAAGTGCTGAGCCTGGTATTAACGGCAACGAAGCATTACACACCGCAGTATTTTACACAGACAACTATGTTGGTAATGTAATTATACAAGCAACACTTGATAACCAAATTATTGGCGGAACAGTATGGGCTGATGTTGCAATACAAACTTTTACAGGATCTGAAACAGAACCTACACCAGTAAACTTTACCGGAGTGTTTAGTCATCTACGCTTTTCGGCATCAGCTAACCCAGCAGATAAAATTTCTAAGGTATTAGTCAGAAACTAGTTGACAAAGTAATAATATTACTATATACTAGCACTATGAAAAATAAAATAATAAAAACCCTAGCGGCCGTGTTCATCACGGCTTTTTTTACGACTACCGCATACTCTGAGCCTTTAGAGGTTTGGATATATGCAGAACGCACACCATCATACATATCATCGGTTACATATTCGCAAGACATTGTAACACCCGAAGATATTAATGATGTTGCTGCCTTAGATATTCTAACAAGCGGTCCAAAAGGACAAGTTAGTTCGTTGTTTATCAGAGGAGCAGATAGTGATCAAAACTTGATAGCATTAAATGGCATTCCCATTAAAGACCATTCAAGTCCAACTGGAACAGATGATATTGGCCAACATAGTTTTACTGGTATACAACAGATAGAAATTATTAAAGGTCCGATGAGCAGTTTGTATGGAGCAAACGCTGCCGGAGGCGTTATTAACTTAGTTTCAGATATATCACATCAATCATATATTAAAGCAGATGTTGGATCTAATAATGCAATTACAAAGGAGGTACAAATATCAAATACAATTGATAGACTTGCATATACTTTTAATTTAGATCAAGAAAACACTGACGGAATAAGTGTATATCCAGATGGTGACGAAACTGACCCTTATGACAGTACTAATATGAATTTTAATGTTTTATATTACGGCGATAATATAAATTATAGATTAAACTACATAGACGAATTAAACAATTCTAACCTTGACGGTATGGGCGATACTAAAGACTACACAGGAAAATGGCATTGGACTAATACACAGTTTGATGTAAACACCAACAATACTAGATTTGTTCTTAATAATTCAAAACATAAAAGAACATATACTAAAGACGGATTACTTGAAGGAAACTACGATAGTAATACTAATACTATACATCTTTCACATCTGTTGCAATTTAATCAAACTGATGTTACTCTTGGAACAGAACACGAAAAAGTTGATGCTAAATTTTTAACAAATATTAGAGGTCCTTGGCCTTATACAAGTAATGTTAATAAAAGTAGATCGACACACGGTATTTTTGTAAACACTAGTATTGAAACCGATAATAATGCTGTAATATCATCTGGTATAAGATATGATGATATTGAAGGCTTTGGCGACAAGCTAACAGGCAGATACGGATTATTTAAAAATGGTTACAGAGGAAGTGTATCATTAGGTTATCGTGTGCCAACACTATATGAAATGTATGGCGAAGACAATTATGGATTTACAGGTAATCCAGACTTAAAAGAAGAAGACACTGTAAGTTTAGAAATTGGTTATGCTAATGCATTTTTTGATACAGCAGTATTTGTAACACAAGAAAACAATGCAATTATTTACAACGGAACATATGTAAATGATTCAGATAACTCTTATACTAAGGGTGTAGAAACAAAATTTACATACGATATTAATGATTATTTCATTACAGCTAACACAGCTATTATCGATGCTAAAACGTCTGAAGGCAAGCAAAAGCTAAGACGTCCAAAATACACTAGTAACGTAGAGATAAGTAAACTTGTAAACAATGTATTGTATAGCACTAAAGCAAACTACTATGGCAAGCACAAAGACATAGATAGTAAAACATTCCAAACTGTTGACAAAGGATCAACAATTTTGTATGATGCTGAATTAAAGTATTTAAAAGACAACATTGAAATATTTACAGGGCTATATAATATTAGTGATACAAAATATGAAAGACCCGACGGTTATAGTCAATTAGGACGAAACTGGAAAGCAGGGTTTAAGGTATACTTTTAAATGAAAAAAATATTAAACAATCCTTGGATGCTACCTTGGATAGGAATGATTTCACCTCTTGTTCTGTTCTTACTTTATAAAGTAGGGCTAGAGCTTTGGTGTATAGCATACGGCATCTTTTATTAAATAAAAACTTGACAAGTATCGTTAATTGCGCTATAATAATAGTATGAGTGTAGTTAACGATACAGTTCTGACATACCTGCCGCCTAAGCGTAAAACAACGCCTAGTGGTTGGTTATCTTTTAATGCTACGTGTTGTCACCATAATGGACACGCGGCAGACACTCGCGGTCGCGGAGGATTAATTAGCAATCCAGATGGCGGTGTAAGCTATCATTGCTTTAATTGCGGCTTTAAGGCATCCTGGCAACCGGGCAGAAACTTTTCACATAAATTGCGTAAACTCCTACAATGGATGGGAGCTCCTGACGATATAATCAACAAGGTGGCACTTGAAGTGATGAGAGAGAATGAAGGTGTTGTAGCACAAACACAAATAGCTCAACTACCAACATTCAATACTGTCCCGTTGCCAGACGATGCTATGAAAATTACCGACATAACAAACTTTGACAAATATAGTATGGCTGTACTTGAGTATATGGTATCACGTGGACTAAACGTAGATGACACAGACTACTATTGGAGCCCGAGCTTAGGGTATCGTGATAGGCTTATTGTTCCATTTTATTATGAGAAACGTATCGTAGGTTGGACCGGACGTAGTGTAGTACCTGATAAAAAGCCCAAGTACCTTACAGAAGTGCAACCAGGGTTTGTATACGGACTTGACGAGCAGAGTTATAATAAAGTATTTGCTATTGTATGTGAAGGACAACTAGATGCTATACACGTTGATGGTTGTGCATTAGGTGGTAGTGAGATTAGTGATCAACAAGCTATGTTACTAAACAGGCTACAGAAACAAATTATAGTTGTGCCTGATAGAGACAAAGCAGGTAGTAAATTAATTGAACGTGCAATTGACTTAGGATGGAGTGTAGCGTTACCTGAATGGCCGTCAGATGTTAATGACATAGGAGATGCTGTGAGTAAATACGGTAGGCTATATACGTTATACAGCATTGCTAATACAGCTGAGGATAGCCCGTTAAAGATTAGACTGAGAGCAAAGAAATGGTTTGGTTAAAAAGAAAACTTGCAAAGCTATGGTGGAAATTAACAAAACCACCTATGCCACGTATTGAAAGGTAGATATGAAAGAACTTATTAAAAGGTTATTGAGAGGACTCTCAATTAAAGAATGGAAGGAAAAACGTGAAATTAGGAAGCGTTTAGAAGAACTGAAAAAGCGAGATCCTTTCATTTATAAATGAGAAGTCCTTGTACAAAAGTTTGTAAAATTGATAAGCAAACAAAAATATGTAAGGGCTGTAAACGTTCACTAGAAGAGATTAGTAAGTGGTCTAGCTATGATGATTTACAGAGGAAAAAGATAATGGAGCAACTTAAACAAAGATGATTACTTGGGGAATAAGTGCAAATAGTCACGATGCTGCCTTAGCAGTATTCAATGATGACGGTTTAGAGTTTGCTAGTCACTCGGAACGATTCAGTGGTATTAAGAATGATGCACATTTGAATAGTAAATTAATTAATTACGCAAGACAATATGGAGAACCAGATGAAGTTATTTGGTATGAAAGACCCTTTAGAAAAACTCTTAGACAGTTACGAGCAGGGCAAGGATGGAATTATAGTGAAAACAATATTAAGCGTTACCTATCAAATTATGGCATTCATACTCCTATTAAGTATACTAGCCATCATCATAGTCACGCTGCCGCTGGTTATTACACTTCTTCTTTTACTGATGCCACTATCATATGTATTGATAGCATTGGAGAATTTGAAACGTTAACTGTTTGGGAAGGTAAAGGTAGCAAACTTAAAAAAGTATACAGTCAAGGATACCCACATAGTATAGGGCTATGGTATAGCGCAATGACACAACGCATTGGACTAAAGCCACAAGAAGATGAATACATTCTTATGGGTATGGCTGCATACGGCAACCCAGAAAAATATTGGTGGGACTTATATGAAATGTTTCGCAGTGTAGACGGTGCAAAGATTAAGTTCGAACACAACTTACACAAAGGATGTCAGTGGTGGAAGCCTGAATTAACTACTGAACAAGATATGTTTGACATAGCAGCCTCTACACAAAAAGCATATGAGTTTTTATTTGAACAAGTATTAACTTGGGCAAAAGAAAATACTAAAAGTAGAAATGTAGTTCTTATGGGCGGCTGTGCATTAAACTGTTCAGCTAATCACCTAGCCTATAAGTATTTTGATGACGTATGGATTATGCCTAACCCAGGCGATGCTGGATCAGCTATCGGTGCTGTACTAGCACATAAAAAAGAACATATGGAGATGCCACACGCATATACAGGGTATAACATAGAAGGAGATTATCCAGTTGAAGAAGCAGTCAGCGAACTTAAGAAAACGGGAATCGTGGGTGTTGCGAATGGTAGGGCGGAGTTTGGCCCTAGGGCTTTTGGTAATCGTAGCCTACTTGCTGATCCCCGTGGTAAAGACATCAAGCGTCGAGTCAATGACATTAAACAACGACAACAATTTAGACCCTTTGCACCAGTGGTGCTCTACGAACACGCAAGTGAACATTTCGAAGGACATTTCAATAGTTATATGCAGTTTACCGCCAAGTGCAAACATCCAGACTTGTATCCTGCCATCACCCACGTGGATGGAACAAGCAGAGTACAAGTGGTTGGACCAGATGACAGCGGCATACGAAGATTGCTAGAGGCCTGGTATGAAGCTACAGGTTGTCCAATGTTATTAAACACTTCGCTCAATATCAAGGGTAAACCGATGGTAAATGACTTGACAGATGCACAAGAGTTTGCTAAAATGTATAATGTAAAGGTAGTATCATAATGATGAATGTAGCACAAATATTTCCAAGATTAATTGGCATTGTTAATTTCCAACAGAATATGGATGACATTAACAATCAATTAGAACAAGTTAAGTCTCGCGGAGCAATTAGTGAAAAGTATGATAAAGAATGGGGCACGTGGAGTGAAGATACATACGTACTTGATCAACCACAGTTTTCAGATTTTAAAAAACAATTACTCTATCACGCAAATGCATATTTTGAAAACGTTCTTTGTTATAAGCCTAGTGACTTACAAATGACACAGAGTTGGGTAAATGTTAAATCTCCTGGACAACATCATTGGCCGCATAAGCATCCTAATAGCGTTGTTAGTGGCACGTACTATTGGCAAGATGATATTGTACCGTTAGTATTTACAGATGATAGCGAAAGCAACTTTCATATAGAACACGACCAAGATAAGTTACAGGAATTTGATATAGCACAAAAAATGATGAACTGCTATGTTCAAAAAAATACATTAGTATTGTTTGAATCAAACTTAATGCACGGAGTTGGTCCTAATAATGGAGATAAGGATCGATATAGTTTAGCATTTAATATGTTCCCTGCTAAACTTGGAAATAAAGAAGTACTATCCGAACTTAACATAACGCAATTAAAAAAGTGAATATATACTAGATGAGCACAAGACAAAACACAGACTATGGTTATGATATACAGAAAGTGTATCTAGAGATGATGCTATCAGACGCTGAGAGCTTTGTACGCTGTCAGGCTGTGTTTGATCCAAATAGTTTTGACAGAAGACTACAGGCACCAGCAGAGTTTCTTAACAACTATGTTATGGAACACAATGCATTGCCTACACTTGATATGATTAATGCAGCAACTGATGTTAAATTAAAAGAAGTAGGTGAACTGCAAGAGAATCATTATGATTGGTTACTTGCAGAGTTTGAAACGTTTAGTAAACACAAAGCATTAGAAGCGGCAATCCTAAAGAGTGCTGACTTGTTAGAGAATGGCGACTATGGGCAGTGTGAAGACTTAGTCAAGAAGGCTGTACAGATTGGTTTGCAAAAAGACTTAGGTACAGACTACTATGCTGATCCAAGAGCAAGACTAGAAGGCATCAAGAGTACAAATGGACAGGTAAGCACAGGCTGGCCAGCTATGGACAAGAAACTATTTGGTGGCTTTAACAGAGGCGAGCTGAATATCTTTGCAGGTGGCTCGGGTGCAGGTAAGAGTTTGTTCCTTGCTAACATTGGTGTTAACATGGCCGAGAAAGGCTTGAACGTGATCTACTTGACACTAGAGCTTGCAGAGAGTCTAGTTAGTATGAGACTTGATAGTATGACTACTGGCATTCCAAGTCGTGATGTTTTTAAGAGCATTGATGACGTTGAGATGAAGGTTAAGATTATTGGTAAGAAGTCAGGTGCGTTCCAAGTTAAGTATATGCCATCGGGCAAGACAGCAAACGATGTACGTAGTTACATTAAAGAGTATGAGATTAAAACAGGCAAGAAGGTAGACGTACTACTGATTGACTACTTGGACTTGTTGATGCCAGCAAGCACAAAGGTAAGTGCAGAGAACTTGTTTATCAAAGACAAGTATGTATCGGAAGAGTTACGTAACCTAGCAATGGAATTGAACACAGTGTTTGTTACAGCGGCACAGTTGAACCGTGGTGCTGTTGAAGAAATTGAATTTGATCACTCGCACATTAGTGGTGGACTTAGTAAGATTCAAACAGCGGATAACGTGTTTGGTATCTTTACAAGTAGAGCTATGCGTGAACGTGGACGTTATCAGCTACAGCTAATGAAGACACGTAATAGTAGTGGCGTAGGACAAAAGATTGATCTAGGCTTTAACTTAGACACACTACGCATTGAAGACTTAGGCGAGGATGAAGACGATGGGTATAACAGTGCGCCACAAGGTGGAGCAAGTGTACTCGATAACATTAAACGTGGCGGTGGTGCTACTAAAACAGAAGTTAAAGAAAATCCATCAGACGGTGCAGCCGTTGGTAAAGTACGTGCAGAAACTGACAGTACAAAATTAAGACAGTTTTTAAATAATTTGGAAGGAGATGAATAGTCTTGTTATTAAAGTTAGAATCCCACATTGTAAAAGATGTTATCGAAGATGATCCTGTACGCCCGCACATTAGCGCAAAATGGCGCACAAGCAGTAACAGAGAAGTATATGGACTATATGCCGATGAGAGCTTTGAAGACCTACGAGCGGTCATCTGTGTAGCATACACAGACGAAGTACCTACGTGTGAACGTGATATGCAATGGGTCGGAACAGACATTGCAATCTTCTATACTGTATGGAGTTATGATCGCGGGGCAGGTAGAGAGATTGTATTTGAAGTTGCAAATCATATTAAACAAAAACATCCAGATGTAAAAAGATTTATTACCCTAAGCCCTTTAACAGAGATGGCTAAAAACTTTCATTTAAAAAATGGTGCAAAATTTTTACGAAAACATATGGATTGTCAAAATTTTGAATATTAGTTAAATACATAATAAGGATTTAACTTTGGAACTATATAAACCATTTCAATTATTTACGCAAGACGAGTGCAATGAACTAATTCATTTAGCACAACAGAGTCCTGAGAAAAATGGAAAAGCTGGTGGCAACTATAATCCCGGTGTTCGAAATAATAAAGTATTTTGGATTGATTACAGTAATGCAGATTACATTCAACATCAAATGACAGAGTTATTAGACGAGTACCCAGTTACTTGGTTAGAAAAACCAATACAAGTATCTAAGTATGACCAAGGTGAATTCTATCACTGGCACAAAGATCAATTAATTAATAGTCGTACTAGTTCTAGATTATTAACATTAACGTGTACATTACAACACGCACCGGGCGGATTATTTGAAACCCGTGATCATTCTTTTAATTTAAATGCCGGAGAAGCAGTTATTATTCCTAGTGATATTGATCATCGAGCATTGCCTCCAGTTAGTGGAATTCGATGGGCATTAACTGCTTGGGGTATGGGTGCTAATCCAAACCTATAGGAACTAAAAACTTTCCTTCGTGTTCGGTTTGTAAATGAATCATTGGCACCCAGTCAGTAGTTCCGTTTGCAGTTCTTTCATTAAGACTATATGCAAATTCAATTGCACGAGTTTTTGCTTCAGTTAAATCGTGACATCGTTTACGCTTTTCTACTTCACGAGTAATAATATGTTCTTGTATTTGATTTTTTGTTTTACTAAATGCTTCAATAACATAATACGGATGAAATCGTCTTGGATCTGGCATAGGTTCTCCTTTCTGTTATTTAGTGGCTAAATACTAGCAAAGGAATATTTTTTATGCCGATACCAGTACGAAGTATACGATTACAAAAGAGATCATCTCAAAGTCTTGACACCTTGTCGGGTGCAGCTGGAGAAATTTTCTTTGATGCTGATCGTGGAACACTTAGATTATACACAGCTAATCAAGCTGAAAACATTATACTTGCAGATAGAGCGTGGGTGGCTGCTAATACGTTTAGCGGAGATTATAATAGTCTTACTAACATTCCTCCAAGTGCAGTTACTGATGTTAATCAACTTGCTGATAGTAGTAATTTATTTTTCGATAAAGATTATAATAGCTTAGACAATTTGCCTAACTTAGATGATCTAGTCACTGATATAAGCACTATTGGTGTTATCGGCGATGTAAATATTAGTGGTGTACCTGAGAACGGACAGTTACTAGTTTGGGACGGTAGCATTTGGGTCAATCAAACTGTTGACGGTTTTGCAGATACAAATACTACGTATACTGTAAATGCAGGTGCAACTGCGGCAGGTGTAGAAGTTTTACTTACTGATGACCAAGCAGTTTCAACTACAGTTCAATTTAATGAAGGCACAGGCATTGGATTAGCAATAACAGATACCAATCAAATTACTATTACTAACGATGCAACTTATGCTGTAGGCGATTTAAGTAATGTAACTGTTTCTAATCCAGCTGAAGGAAATACTTTAATTTATAGTTCGGGTAGTTGGATTAATTCTCCTCCAACAGGTGGATTAAGTGCAGACGATATTTCAGTTACAACAGAAGCAGAATCAGGCGGAGGTTCACTATCATATAACGAAGGAACGTTTACATTTGCTCCTGCAGATTTATCAGGAGCATTGCAGTTAACCTCGCTTAGTGTAACTTCTGATGCTGCACAAGCCGGCGGTGCGTTAACCTATGATGATAGTACTGGAGAATTTACGTTTAGGCCAGCTAACTTATCTGGCTATGCTCAACTATCACAGTTTTCAGTAACAACTGATGGGACACCATCAGGGGGCGGCTCACTAAGTTATAATAGTAGCAGTGGCGAATTTACATTTGTACCAGCAGATACCGGAGGCGGTGGAGGCGGCGGAGAGGTAGTTTCAGATACTAGTCCTGAACTTGGCGGCGACTTAGATTTAAACAATTATAATATAGGAGGCACCGGAGATATTAATATTACTGGCACTGGCACGTTTACAGGACAAGTTAGTGCAGATAGTTTTTCAAGTTCAGCTACAGGTGCTCCTAGTATTACAAGTGCAAGCACAATTACACTAGACGCACCAGACGGTGTTGTTATAGAAAGTGTTAGTAGAATATCTGAACTTATGTCTAATGACGGAACAGCAGTTTCAGGTACCAGAACATTTGATACTAGTATATCGCCTATAGAATATATTACAGGTATAACTGCTAATATCACAGTTAACTTTACAAACGTACCAACTACAAATGATGTTTCACATTCGTTCTCAGTAGTAATTGACCAGGGTGCTACGGCATTTATTATTAGTGCTATTCAAATAGCAGGTGCGGTACAAACAATATTATGGGCAGACGGTTCTGCCCCTAGCGGTACAAACAGCGGAACAGATGTCTTTACGTTTACACTATTAAGAAGATCTTCTACCTGGACAGTATTAGGAAGTGCAACGAGTTATTCATAATGCCTAGATTAGCCACAGCAACAAGAGACAGTTACAACTATAGAGATCAGTTAGATCGACCAAATCAATTTTACATTGACGGTGTACGTGCAGTACCAAGTGACGGAGCTGGTTTAAATACCGATTATCTTTTGTTCGGCAGAAACCCGGGTATGGAAACCACATTAGGCGGCGGCAATAATCCTCTGCAAGTTGAAATTTGGTTTAATCCAGACCCAGTGTGTTTTTCAACAGCTGAACATAGACATCTAGTTTATTCTTGTGGTGCCATATCTTCAACTGCTCAAGCGGATCATCGTGCAGTTGTACTAGTTGTAGGACAAAACGGCATCGGAAGTACAATAGCACAAGTTGGCCGTAGAGATGGAACAGGTGGCGGCAACTGGAGTAGCAGTAATTTTAATGTATTAATAACCCCAGGAGGCTGGCATTATTTTAAAGCTGTATATGACCTTAGCGGCGGTTATACTGCTTGGTTATATGATTATACAACAGCTACTTGGAAATTGAATAGCTCTAATACCACATACGTTACCGGAACCTACGATGGAATTAATATAGGCAATGTTGTAGGAACTTGGGGCAATGAAATGTTATTTTCAAACGGCGGCAGCAGACCTTTTGTAGGCGGCATATCCTGTTTTAGGCTGGCTAATACATCAAATGATGGCGTAAATCCTAACACATCGGGTATTCCTACGTATACACCTGCTAACGTTGGCACAAACGCATTAATTGGATTTATAGGACCTAGCTAATGGAAAGAGAATACACAGTAATAGCAAACACAAGGGAAGACTTGCCCGCACTTGAAGCAGAGATTACTGCTAGTAGTGGCGCAGGTCCTATACCCAGTCGTTCAGTAGACATTGCTAATCCTCGTCCAGGTTCAAAAATACAAACACATTTTATGCTTACTGATGAAGAAGCACAAGAACTACGTAGTGACCCTAGAGTACGTGCTGTAGAAATACCGCCGGATCAACGTGACGATATTACTATTGGACTTAATGCAACACAGTCTGGAACATTTTATAGAGCAAGTGGGTTAGATGGTAGTTATGTAAACTGGGGATTAAGACGCTGTATATCAGAGACTAATAATTATGTTGAAGCTGAATTGGGCAATACTCGAATAACTACTATAGAAGGTGGCTACGAATATGGCATCGACGGAACTGGAGTAGATGTTGTTATACAAGACAGTGGCATTGATCCTGATCATCCTGATTGGAATGACTACGACGGCACAAGTAGATTACAGCAAATAGACTGGTACACAGCAAGTGGCTTACCAGGTACGCAAAGTGCAGATCACTATAGAGACTTAGACGGCCACGGATCACACTGTGCAAGTATTGCCGCTGGGCTCATATATGGCTGGGCTAAAGGCGCTCACATATATTCACAAAAACTTTCAGGATTAGAAACACTTAGTGGCTCAGACGGTACAGGTATTGCTATATCAGATGCATTTGACACTATAAGATTATGGCACAATGCAAAGACAAATGGTAGACCTACTGTAGTTAATATGTCGTGGGGGTACGGTGCTAACATCACAGGTAATCCTACTAGCGGCACATACAGAGGAACAGCTTGGACGTGGGGGACTGACTACACTGATAGAACTACACTAATGGAGCAAACTGGAGTTAGTGAAAACTTTTTTGGAGGCGGCACTAGTTTTAGAATTCCTAATAGATTAGCAACCATTGATGCAGAAGTAGACGATATGGTTGCAGACGGAATACACGTTTGCATAGCAGCAGGTAATAATTTACATAAAGCAGATCTTTCAACTGGCCCTGACTATAATAATACTGTTGTGTTTAGTGGGTTCACAAGAAGTTATCATCAAGGAAGCTCACCGTTTTCAGATGATGCGTTTATGGTAGGTAACGTAGACAGTGGAGCCCAAACTTCTTCTGGTTCTTCAGACAACTCAATAGTATTAGATCAAACTAGTGTGAGTACAACACGTGGTCCAGGTGTAAACATTTTTGCTCCAGGCACAGATATAATGGCTGCAACTAGCAGGAACTATGACACTGGCAGTTACAGTACTACAGGATATCCCGGCGATGCAACATATCCTATTATGAGTATTGGTGGAACATCAATGGCAAGCCCACAGGTTGCAGGAGTAGTGGCACAACATCTACAAGTGCGTCCTAACCTAACACCTGCAGAAATGAAGACTAGAATGTATAATGATGCAAAGGCAGTACTGTTTACCACAGGATCAGATACAGATTATCGCAGGATACACGACAGCCTAATGGGGGCTCCAAATCGTATGCTCTACAGCAGATACGGTAAACAAGCAATAACAGTAAATACTATAGATTTGCTAGAAGCAATATCTGTTACATAAGGAAAAATTATAATGGCAAAAACACCATCACACATATACGCAATACTAGCATACTCAAGATCAGCAAATGTTACTAAACGCATATTTGACGAGGATGCATTGCTTGCTCCATACAATCACACTATTAGAGAAGCAGCAGCAAATCAAAAAGCAGCAGCATTTGCACAACAAATGAATGATCAGAGGCATAAAGGAGCAACTGACTGGGTGCCTAAAATTAAAAAACAAGAATATAAGCCATCGGGCATTGTAAGAGCAGCTGATATCAAATGGCCGAGAAATATTGTACGCGGACTATAAATAGTTAAATAATACACACAAGGAGATATCGAATGGCATTATCAATTTCAGTATACGGTTTTATGACGCTAACTGGTACACAAACAGCAGGGCGTTGGGCTACCGCTGAAATAGCAACGGAATCAGGAGCAGACACAATGGTGTATGAAGTTCCTAGTGTTGGCGTTGATTATATGATACTGGCTGTTAGTATTACTAACAAAGATGTTGCAACTGCAAACTATGTAAGTTTAGCAATTAGCCAAGATGCTACTCCAAGAGGATATGAGTTTTTAGAATTTAGAAGCAGTTTGGTTCCGAGTGGTACACTCGAACGCACACAGATTGTTGCAAGTGCAGGCGATAAAATTTTTGTACGCTGGGGTATTCCGACTCCACGTAACGAATTAAGGATCATTGACAATTCAACACTTGGTAGTGTTACTCCATTAGGAATGACTGTAATGCCTGACAATGCAGTTATAGCAGCTGATTCGATTGGCGGCGCTCAGTTATATTTGCGTAATATTGATGCAGCTGGTGTTGAAGACGCAACTGCAACCTACACACTTAACAGTGCAAACGCACATTTAGCACCATCGACAAGTTCGACACTTGATGTTACAATGACCACAACTGACACTGACACGTTTTATGAATTTAATGCAGCACTAGCAAACACACAGAACGAAGGCTTTGTATACACAGGAGCAAGCGGCTACGAAGACTTTGTAACCACTGACTTGCGTATAGGAGGAGCCAATGACGGCACTAATACATTTGATCTATACAAGACTGCAAACTTTAACGGTTCTAGTGGGTTATACACTAGTGCAGCGACACTAGGTGATATCGAAACAGGTATCTCAGTTGTGTGGCCAGGAGATCCATCTACTGGACAGCGTGTGAAACTGTTTACTACAGACAATGGATCAGATAGAATGATTTCAGCAGGTTGGGCAGACACTGGTACATCAACTCGTAAAATAGGTTGGGTAACGTCACTAGACGGCACAACCAAATATTGGGATTCATTCCTTGATCAAGGTGTAGAAGACTTTATACCTGTAGGACTTTACTACTGGCAAGACTCAGTATGGGTACTAAGCTCACTTGGTTATCTTGTTGAACTAGACGCATCAGACGGAACTATTGTATCAGAAACAACACTGAGTATTACAACTGAACCAAATATGGTGTTTGGTAATCCAGACTCAAGTTCAAGATTGTTTTATGCACTAGGTTCAACTCTGTACTTTACATCAAACAGAACCAATGAAGGTGCTTCAAAGTATGTGACTTACTTATGGAAATACACTATTGGTCTTGGTGTGAGAGTAGTTAAAAAGCTAGACACACAGTTTTCTACACTAGGGGTGTATACTCCAAAATTCTTAGTTGCTACAAGTGAAAGATTGTATCTACAAATGCAAGCCGATATCGAAGACACTGGTAATACACAATACCATTCATATCTATATGACATCTTAGATGAACCATTGCCTTTAGCAATCGAATACAATGACGGTCAGAAAACAGACGACCTTGTAGATGTAGACGACAGTGAAGTTGCTGAACCTGCAACAGTTATAATATTCCACAGCAACAATGCTATTAACATTGCTTACCCAACAGACGTAAGCACAGAGTTAGGTGACGTTGCTACATCACCATTGGTTGTAAATTCAGACCCACTACCAGAAATCCGCAAACTAGATATCGACTAATGGCTAAACTACACACTTTTGGGTGCAGTATAACTCAAGGTTTTGCCTTACCAGACGTTGTCAAACCCGTGTTAAACTCACAGGGCCAACCACTTACCAACAGTGAAATAGAAGCAGATCCCAATATCTCGTGGACTGACATTCATTTGTATCAGCCCAGTGTTCACGCTTGGCCACAAGTGTTGGGCGACCTACTGGGGTTAGAAGTTGAGAATCACGCACGTAGAGGTGCTTGCTTTCGTCAAATAGCAAGACAAGTAGCGGTGGCAGCTCCAAGGATTGAGCCTGATGATGTTGTGATTGTAATGTGGACCTACTGTTCAAGGCTGAGTCTACAGTGGCCCTCGAGAACAAGTGTTCCGTTTTGTACAGAAGTAGACACCACAGTGTGGCAGTCAGTTACTAGAGGATTCAACAAACTGTTTGGTCTAGAACCTCGCAAGAACAGCATACTCACAGACGAACAGCGTATTCACAAGTACATAGAGCAGAGTGTGCTGCACACACATTTAAATCCAATGGCAGTGTACGATCGATACTACAACAACCTTATAACTCAAACACTCACAGCAGGCACACTGGCCGCACAAGGTGCAAGAACCATACACACATCAGTTGAACCTCAGTCAGTGCCAGATCAAATCGAACT